TGACAATTTTGATTTCAGTTGGAGACCACATCCCGATGATCCACCATACATCTATCAATTTGGAACACAGTGGTATGATCGAGGCGGTCCTCGTTATATACCACACGAAGCCAATCAATCCAGCCCAGTTAAATATATCAATAGAAATATTTTAAAAGCTCAACTATTACCCAATAAAGACCATTGGGAAATTCCTGACGAGATAGACATTGACAATTTTGATTTCAGTTGGAGACCACATCCCGATGATCCACCATACATCTATCAATTTGGGACTCAACATCAAAAAACTGGTGGGCCTCGATATGTAACACCGGGTGCCACTGATGTAAAATATGTGACCAATATTCAAAGTCAAGTCGAACCAACAGCTACAAAAATAGTAATGATTGATCACTTCAACAAAGAAAATCACGAGGTCTATCAGAGTTTAGGAAAAAACATTTTACCGTTGTCGAGAGCAAGATTTGTAGACAATTATTTTGACACATTGTTGAGAATTGTCAGAGATCATATAGATAGTCATGAATATATCTGGATAGTCAGTAGTATCTGCAATTATAAAGATTTTGATTTCACTTGGCATCCTGAGCAATGGCAATTCAATATGATTCATGTATTTCCCAGTCAGGAACAAAAATTTGGCGATACCTTTTTTATCAATACACGAGAATTTCTACATGAAATTTCGCATTGTAATAAATTGCAAGACATGGTGATAAATTTCACCGACATTGCAGTGCCGAGATATTGGCCGGATATAATATCTCATGATGAAGACAGTCAAGTGTTACCAGTGGTATCATTGGATTTTTTGGGGCCCATAGCAATATTTCAAAATCAAAAATGTCAATATCAAGTGCCCACTATATCATTATGGGATGAACCTTTGAGACAAATAGTTCCGATATCTCACAGTGGATCAGTGACACTGATTCCTAAAAATTCCATACCCTACATAAAAAATCAAATATATGATTATCCCTATATAAACACCGAACAAAAACAACAATTGGATCAACCACTGGATATAATATTCATCAGCAATGGCGAAAGCAATGCCGATGACAATTATCAATATCTTCAACAGCAACTAGTCAACAGAAAAAATAAATTAATCAGGATAGATCGAGTCATTGGGCGAGTCAATGCTTATCATGCTGCAGCTCAAGCCAGTCAAACTCGATGGGCATTTTATGTATTTGGAAAACTACAGGTAGACAAAAATTTTGATTGGGATTGGCAACCAGACTGTCTACAACAGCCCAAACATTATATATTTCATGCTGTAAATCCAGTCAATAATTTAGAATACGGGCATCAAGCTGTAATTGCTTATAATAAAAAATCAGCGTTGACAAATTCGGGATCTGGTCTAGATTTCACACTTGATCAACCACATGAAGTAATACCTATCTTGTCTGGTATTGCTTATTATAACACTGATGCATGGACCACATGGAGAACTGCTTTTCGAGAAGCCATAAAACTAAAACACAATTCCACAGATAATACCAGCCAATATCGTTTAGAACAATGGTTAAGTCAAGACAATATCAAAGATGACATCAGTTGTTATTCTTTATTAGGAGCCAATGATGCTGTTGAATATTACGATTCGGTCAACGGTCAAATTGATCAGTTGAGAAAAAGTTATGAATGGCAATGGTTAGCTGATTATGCAGTAAAAATCACTAGACTATCTCGCAGTCAAATTATCAATGTCTAGATTTGCTGGTATCATAGACAGAGACAATTTGTTCGGCGATATATTCAACTTCAAGATCAGTTAGTTCAGGATAAAATGGCAAGGACAATACTCGTCGACTCAATGATGCTGCATTGCTCAAAAATGTAGTATTATTACCGCAAGAAAAAAATGCCGGTAATTCGCACAATGGTTTTTCGTAGTGGATTTTGCATTCGATTTTTCGCGACTCTAATTTGTCTTTGATGATATTTCTATAGTCTAGTTCAATGACAAATTTTTGAAATCCATGAGTTTTGACATTGTTGATGTCGATCAAACATCGAATACCGTGTTTAGTAAAAATTTCTATCCAATAAGCAGCGATAGTATGTCTTCGATGTTGCCATAAATCAAGGTATCGAGTTTTAACTAACAATTGAGCACAATCAATTTCGCTCATCCTACTGTTGGTGCCCACAGAACAAAAATTTGGTTTTCCGTGGGATCTCCAGGATCTAGCGTGTTCTACCAAATCAAGATCGTTGGTCACTACAGCACCACCGTTACTGTAGTTGGGTAAATTTTTTGTGGGATCAAAACTTATAGCTGATGCAACACCAAATCGTCTACAATTATCTGCCAACCAATGCTGTGCAGCATCCTCAATGATTATGCCAGTATTGATATTTTTAATATAATTTTCAACACTGGCACCATACAGTCCCACTATGACTACTAGATCATTGTCTTGAAACAGTTGAAATTTTTTGGTATCTAAAATACCATAATTATCAACATCAAAGATATTGACCTGATGATAATTAAAACCCGATTTTAGAAAAGCATTAGCTGTGGCCGGATAAGTTATAGCTGGTAAAATGACATTTCGCCGTTCACGTGGCAGAATATTTTTATAATGATCTGCAATTATTTCCAATGCTTGTGTACCGGAATGACAAGTGACCGCATATCTTGATTGATTTTTTTTAGATAACCAATTTTCGAATTCTACAGTGTAGTTGCCGTCGATGAGTTGTCCTGATCTCAGAACCTCGTCAGTGACATTTAAAATTTCATTGCGTAAATTATTATATTGTTTTTTAAGTCCGTTGAACGGTATAGTTAGACCAGTCAATGTCATGTCTTTAAACGATTTTGCCAGTATTCACTAGTTGACAACCAACTATAGTATTCATGAAATCCTTGTTCAACGTCGACCTCAGGATGAAAATTCAATAAATTTCTGGCTTTGGTTATATCTAATGCACCTCGACTGGGGAAATCTCGATCTTTATTGCCCACTTGTATAGAGCCTTGACCTACTATTTTCACAATCATTTCAGCAGCAGATAATAAACTCACCGAATAGCTTTTAGGGATATTGAAAATTTCGTTGGCAGCATCTGTATGGTCAACAGCATGACATATGCCCTGTGCTGCATCGTCGACATAGGTAAAATCCAATTTTTCGTCGCGTCCGTTGACTTTGAGTGTGCCTCCACGCATGGCATTCAACATAAATTTAGCTACCACACGGTCTTCTACATCCAGTGGACCATAGACTGCACTGGGACGAATTATCACATATTCCCATCCATATTTTCTAGCATAATCACGAACTAACCATTCGCCTGCCAGTTTCATTATGGCATATTGACCCAGTGGTTGACATTGACTATTTTCGGTCACATAGTCAGTGAAATCACCGTAGACCATACTACTGGAAATATAAACAAATCTTTTAAGATCAGTTGATCGACAGCTTTCCAACAAATTAATTAGACCTCGCATCATGACATCGGCACCACGTGCAGGGTCGGCATTGACAGCTTTTTGTCTCGGAAAACTGGCCATATGAACAACTACTTCAGGTCTATGAGTCATGATTACACGATCAACTGACTTTGAATTCACAATATCGATATTGTGATGATCATGTGGCTTTAAAATTTTCAGTCGTTGAGACACAAGATAGTAAATTTCATCTTGTGGAATAAATCCATAGTTGGTATGATTATCGATCACTGATATTTCATGTTGATTTTTTTGTAATTTTTCAACTAGTTTATGTCCTATTAGACCGTGACCCCCTGTGACTAAAATTTTCATGATTTTATTTCGTTGAGTGTTTGAGTCAGTGGAAAAATATCAGCAATAATTTTAGCGCATTCAATGGCAATTTGTTGATGTTCTAATTGTGTGCCATTGGCAGACCTCAGATCAATGTAATGTATCCAACTACGCAAAGTGCCGTTCATATAGAGTCTACTGACAGTAAGACCCTCGGGCAATACAGCTCGAGCTTGTTCTTTGGCAATGCCTTTGTCAACAGCCCATTGATAGGCATTTTTAGCTTCGGAAATCACACGTTTTTGAATCATTTCCCATTGGGAAGCAACCTGTCGATCGTGATCCTCGTTGAGATTTAGTGCAACACTGTTTTGCCTATTTTTAGTGTCTTGATAACGTGCTTCTCGAATTACAAAATCAAGATCTTGTGTGGGATCAGCGTATCTTTGACTGAATTCTTGAAAACTAAAACTACGATGACGCAAAATTTGTCTAGCAATATCTCTAGTGGTTTCGATTTCCAAACAAGCTGAAACCATTTCCAATGGTGACCAATGTTGATGTCGGATCAGATATTTAATTAATTTTTCGCTGGTTTCGGTATTGAGTTGATTGTTGGGATTACTAACTCGTGCACAAAATGCCACAAGTTCCTGAGCATTTTCTAGACCTTGCTTGCGTATTTCTTGTGAAGGTTGGCTATAACTAATTAATTTGATGTTCATAGACCGTTGAGTAATTTATCTGTTTCGGGTTGTATAATCGATGCCACCGTGGCAATATCAAGAACAAAATTGACATCCTGAATTTCTTCTTGATATTGATCTAAAAAAGATTTAAACATGTTTTCAATGTCATCCATGTCAAATCCTTGATTTTTTAATTTTAAAATATTAAGACTTTTTTGTCGACGGTTTGACAGTTTAAGAACAATTTTGTTGATGCATTCCAGTGGAATATCAGTTTTATCTACATCTGATATAATGCCTTTCCACTTGTGAATAAATTCTTTATTATGAGACATGTGAGACTTTGGCTTTGGCTGGTCTTCCTTTTTTAACAACAGGTTTTTCAACAGATTGCACTTGAGTTGCTGCTGTCTGTGGAGATGTAGTAACACGAGGATTGAGTTGTTCTGCTTCTTTACGTAGTCTAGCTGCTTCTTTGATTAGACTATTGCCTTCGGTGATCATTCTTTCAGATTGTGCCAATAAATTTGCAGCGATATCTCGATCACTCAAAGCCATATTGTTGTTATTAGTTGCTGGACTAGGAGTCTGAGACTTCATCAAATCAGATTGTCTATTACGAAAATCGTGTTCGGCGGCTCGTTTAGTTTTGGCATCTACCAGACCCGAATTGGCATCAATCTCAGCCATGCGTTTGATGGCACTCTCGCCTAATTTCATCTCATTGAGAATTTGATTGAGTTCGCTGAGTTTGACATGACTGTTAGTTGTAGGAGTGATCAAGATTTGATCAGTATTGATACGTTTCATCATGCGTTCGCCGTGTATAGTTTCCAACATGTTTCGACCGTCGGGCAGAAGGTTTCGGTGTAATGCATCAGCAAAATCCTCTGAGGCTTGACCAATGGGACTTTCTAACAGTTTCATAATGCTGTCATGTATATGGGTTGGTAGTATTTCTGGATAAATCGCCAAGCACATATGATCATCACCGGGGATTTGTCTAAAGATAATGACAACCTTACGGTCACCATGTTTGCCTATGTGTTTTAAAAAAGCCATGTTATTCTCCTGATTGGGGATCGGTGGTATTTGAATTTTGTTTTTGTTCGATGATCTGTCTAATACGATCATAGACAGAACCGACTTCACTGAGTTCCTCGGCTTTGAATGTTCCTCTACTAGCCGCTACCTCGATGATCTGAGCAATAAAAATTAAATCATTGAATGAAATTGTATCGTTCATGTTTTTATTTACAAAGAAAAGTCCCCTGTAAAATTTTTTTTACAGGAGAAAAAAGTCTATGATCAACCAGTATGCTCTGTCATCACAGCATACAAACGTTGAATAACTATAGAAAGATTATTCAGATTTTGAATAGTAAGAATATTGGCCCCATGGCGGAATAATACTGGTAGTTCCATGTAAAATCCAAACTGTGTCACAATAATTCTCATCACCCCAGCTGCCAAAGGGATATCCATCTGTGAATACCACCAATCGCATGGGTTCTATATCGTGCTGTTTGAAATAAGAAAAAATGGCTTCGAATAAAGTACCACCGCCACCATTGATCTCATAGTCACAAATGTCATCGAGGTTTTCTGAATCGTAGGTCACTGGATTATAAACTTCGGTGTCGAATGTCACAACATGAATTTTAAAAGCCGGAAATGAATCCATGATATTTTGAATTTCGCTTAAAAAATCCCGCAGCATTTTTTCGTCAATACTGCCCGATGCATCAATGGCCACTGCAATGTCAATGAGTTGATCATTTTTCATACCCGGCATGACTGCATCAACATGCCAACCTCGACGACTGGGTCGCATCCAACTCCAATCATTTTTGATTGTGCTTTCCAGTTGCATACGCAACAACTCGCGCCAGTTCATTTTGGGTTCGGTAAATTCTTTGACCAGACGTCGAACACCAGCAGGAATTTGACCAGGGTCACTACTGGCCTGCACTGCTGCCAACAATGCTTCTTTGATCTCATCACGAATTTTATTGCGATCTTCGGCAGTCAGTTGAGGGCGACCTTGACCATCTCCGTTTTCACCTTGACCATCTCCGTCAAGATGTTCGTCGAGAATTTTTTTAACTAGATCATCAATGTTGATTTTCTCGGCATTTTCGTAGAGATTATCGTAGATCTGTTCTGAACTCATGCCTTCATATTTCTTGTCATATAGAGCCGGCACGGTAGTGATGAATTGTCCAACCTGATGTTTTTTAAGATCTGCATTGACTGCAAAATCATTGGCCACATTCCACAGTTGAGGATCTCGTTCACCTCGACGACCAAAATGATCATATACACAATGCAATACTTCGTGGCCGAACAAAAATTCTACTTCTTTTGAAGTCAGCATTTTGATGAATCGACTATTGTAATAAAAATTACGACCGTCGGTGGCTGCAGTCGAACACCAATTATCGGCATTGACTAATTTCAGGCGAGTGGCCAAGTTACCAAAGAAACTGGCCTTCAATAACAATCCCACACGGGCAGTGATGAGTTTTTCACGCATTTCACGATCTAGTTTGGGATCAGTCTCTCCAATTAGATTGGCAATTTTGTTGATGTCTTGATTGGCAGTGGTATTTTTTGAACTCATAACAACCTCATGTCATATTCATGATAATAAAACAAGTTGGAATTAAAATCAAATCAATTCCAACTTGTGTTATTTAATTAGATGCTTGCAAAATATATTTGCCGTATCTGGTATGAAACTCGTCAAACGATTTGAGTTTACTGGGTTGAATCGGCAGTTGATAAGTGGTCAATGCAATACGAGCACCCATTACTACCAATTCGGTTTCAAAATTCTTCATCATGTAGTTGATAAAGTGATCAGCCATTTGATGAAATTCTTTGTCTCCGACTTTTTTATCGATGGCATCCTTGAGTTCATAGCACATAGAGATTACCAAACTATACATGGCACTGACTTCTTTGATGTCCAATGTGGTCACTTTGCCTTGTAGAATAGCCTGTGGGTCGGGCATACGTCCGGCGATACGTCGATGTGCCATGAATTTCACAGCCAATCCCTCACCCACTGTTCCTGAAATCATATTCATGGCAGTGTCGTCGTCGGGGTTGTCGTCCAACAAATCACTGACAAAAGTCCAGGAACGAGGAGTAGGAAATGCTCTACTGGCACTCTTGGCATCAAAATCGTGGAGATCTTGTTTGGCAAAACTGAGATAGCCCACTACATCTTTGTGAATTTTTTTCCTGGTGGCCCATTCTTGCCAACTGTTGAAATCGACTATCATTTCTTGATGAATAAATCGATTGGCCAGTGCCGTTGGCATACGATAAGTCACACCTTTGTCACTTTCTCGATTACCTGCTGCTACCAGCACCACATTGTCTGGCAGAACATATTTGCCTACAGCACGATTAAGCACCAATTGATAGGCTGCGGCTTGCACACTGGCAGGAGCAGAATTCAACTCGTCTAGAAATAATACCACAATGGGATATTGACTGGCGAATTCTGCATCGGGCAAGTCCACTGGTGGTGCCCAATCCATTTTACCAGTGTCTTTATTGAAAAACGGAATACCACGAATATCTGTGGGTTCCATTTGTCCAAGACGAACATCAATGAATGCACCATTGAGTTCTTGTGCAATACTTGCAACCAATTCACTTTTGCCAATGCCTGGAGGCCCCCAAATAAAAATCGGACGTTTGATTCGAAAGGCCTGTAGAATACTGCGACGGCATTGTGTGATAGTAACAGTTCGAGTTTCAGACATGATGTTTCCTTGAAGTTTCTAATAGAACAATTATATGGTAATCAATAATTTCTGTCAAAAAATTTATCAACACAATTGTCAACTTGAACTTCGTGACCGTTGATTTTAATGGCAGATTGTGATTGTTGAATTTCAATACCGCGTTCGCGATCTTTCTCGTCAAGCACATAATCCTCCCAATCTTCCATATATTCCATATATTCCGGATCTTCAACCACTTGCCAAAACCTTCGACTCATTGTAAATACTCCTGGGTTAATTATTTGACCAACGCATAAGGACGATCCCAACGACCGATGTTGATATCTACATACCAACCCACATCAAAATAATCACTTTGAATGTCTGAACGATCATGATTGCCCTGCATCATAGCAGCATGAACTTCACTAAGAAACTTCAGTGCACGGCCGGTAAAATGATTGCGATAGTGATAGGGATTGACATCGATATTACGCTTTTCCCCTACCCACTTTTGATTGTGCTCGGTGCGACCCACAGTGTCCAAATAGTTAGAGATGAAGTCGATGTCACCTTGCGTGACTGTGAGAGCCAAAGTGCTGTGATTTCGAACACTGAGACTGGCTTTGACACCATACTTCTTGCAAATTGCTTTGACAGACGGGGCGATTTGTGCCTTGCGTTCCTGGGACATATAAGCCATCTTTGACTCCAATTAATCAGTTTCAATATAAGTATTGTAGCAGATTTGGGGATATTTGTCAATTTTTAGCAATAGAATGGAGTGTCAAACCCCAAAGTATCATAGACTATTTCACGCACTGCGGTGTCAGTGGCTTCGCCGAAATCCTTGGGATAACGTTGAGACAAGTCAACCAGCTCATTATAAACTTGGGGCCAAGTAAGATTTAATATTTTGGCATGACGAACAATAGACGCAATGGCATCGTTACCGAATTCAGTATACATACCAAAATCATTGATGGCTTGAGTCATACAATATCTCCGTTACATTGAACATACCAATATTATATGTAAGTATTGAATTTCGAGCAACCAATTTTAAATTTGTTGCCAACGATAAATTACACCCTGAGGAGTGATCTTTTTGACAATACCTGCACGAGTCCACCCTGCCTCCATCAATGACAATTCTTTGTGATCTTTTATACGAGCACCATCGACTTTGAGACTGATCCCCCGTTTGCCGTAGGCAATATAGACTGCCTTGGCCCAGTAGACCATCTCCAATACCAGTTTCATACGCTCAGCAGCTAGCCGCTGATGTACCGTATAGTGAGTTGAATTGGCATAGTTACGCATACGAGCATCCCTGGCCGCCCACCATTTGTTTGGTGCTTCTTGAGTCTTGAGTGAAATTGTTTGCATGGTAGATCTCAAATATTTGATTTATTGCAATAATTGTGACATCAAGATTGAATTAAGGTCGATTTAATTTATTTAGACAACATATTAACCAATTGATTGTGCAATTCGTTGAGTTCTTGTTGTTCGACATAAAAATCAGTTAACGGATCCCAATATTGACCAACCTTGGGGTCATAATACAGTATGCGACCATTGGCATAGACAAAAGGCCCTTCGAGTCCACGTCGTGGTCCAAAACCACGAAAAAGTTGTTCGGTTTGTCCAATGACACGATAACCCATGAGTGATCCTGTTTGATTTACTATATCAATAATATATTAAATAAAGGAATATTGGTCAACCGAATTCTTTCGCTCAAAGAACACTGTAAACAGTCACAGAACCTTGAATAGCATCTGCCGAACTGTGGATATAGTTGGCAGGCTTGCCCCAATGACGCCATTTGTATTCCCAACTGGGACGGCTACTGCATTTCTGCAAGAAGCGTTCCGCGCGAGCACGGTCTCGAAACACCGCAGCATGAGCCACAGTTTCCCAAAGACTGTCGCTACAATCACGATAAGATCCTTGAATTTGGTAACCAGTCATACCATGAATTTGGACTTCGACAACACGGAGATTTTTCATTTAGCTGAACCTAAATAATCAATGTTGTAACAATATTAACATGATAGTTTGATGATGTCAATCTATTTACATAGAGATGTTTTGATGGGTTTTACAAAATGTAGAACGGTGGTAGGGATACTGTTATAATAACAATTAAGTTCAAGATTCTTGATGCGACCATAATACCTACCGTCACGAGTGCATTCTTCTTTCTTTGTTAGAAAATTAACAAAATGACCTTGGTTGTCATGTCCCAATACTGACCAGCAATTAATTGTATTAAGAAATCGCGAGGACAAAATCTCAAGTTGAACATGAATTTTTTGTCCCACTGTGCCCAAATAAGGCATTTGATTTTGGAAAATCAATGAATTATTGAGTAAACTGATTTTTTGGTCTTGAATAATTTGATTGACAATGGTCGGTAACCAAGCCATCATGGCTGCATCTTTGGCCTGACATTGAGATGACAAAAACAAATTTATGACTTTGTTTTTAAAATCGTTGAGATGATTGGTATTTTTCAATGTTTCTAAAACTTGATATTTGGCACAGAGATCAAATGATCGGTCGACCCAATCAACAATGTCATCGCTGATTTTGATATCTGGATCAACCATAATGATTTTGTTGGGTATTTTATTAGTAGTAGTTCCGTCAGCATGTCCAATCACTGTAGGCACAGAAATAACATCATGATCGTTGAGACAAAACGCCAAATAAGCTCTGGCTGCTAACTCCTTGGGTGTATAGAATTGTTTTGTCATGACTATAATCGATGACCGCAGTTTGGACAAGTTTTGGCATGTTGATCTTGAGCATGTTTAATAGTTTTTCTAATACCTTTGATGTCTTGTAATAGTTCTTTGAGTAGTCGACGATCTCGGTGAGATTTTTCTTTTTTTAATTCTTGTCGAATTTTTTCACGAGTCTGATCAACTCTTTTTTGAAAAATATCAAGATAGTTGGGTATTAGTTTTTGACTCATGATAAAAAATTATATTACAAAAAACCACTATTGATCAACAAAATTGTTTGCCTATTTTAATTTTTTTATAGCCACTTGAGTATTGACTGACAAAGGAACTTGTATGACTTTGTCCCAATAACAATGTATAAAAGAATCAACTGCTAGCCTAGGAGTGTGCTGAATTGAAAATTGACCATCTCGACCATAAGACCAATTCACTGAATCATCACACAATATAACTCCGCCAACAGGCAATAACAAATAGCTCAGCACCAGATCTATCAATACCTGATCTGCATTGTGATCACCATCAATATAGATCAAGTCAGCTTGAACATTGTCATTCAGTAACTGTCTAAGTGCCACAGTGCTGGACTCATTGATATAGACAATATTTTTGTTGACATTGACATTGACATTGACATTGTGTGTGAAATTATTTTTCACTGATTCAAAATTAGATTCAGGCAAGTCAATGCTGCCGCAATGAGGATCGATGGCATACATCTTGAAATTTTTATTGATATTACCACAGATTTCTGACAACCACATAGTAGTTGCCCCCTCATAGACACCAATTTCAATCAGTGTATTGGGGACACCATATAGTCGAAATAGTTCTAATAGATTTTTTCGTGTATTGCCGTTGGCATCAAAATTCATTGAAAATTTATACATAAGTCTATTTACTCACATAAACAATTCGACATTTTATTCTAGAAATAATAATAGGACCTTGTGGTCCTATTATCGATCAATTCAACTTAAATAAAATTATTCTGGTTTTAAAGTCATTAATTCTTGAAAACAGCAAATCAGTGACTAAACTATTATTTGTTGGGTGCTAGATATAAGTTACTCTTAGGACCCAATCCCAATATACAGGCCATCTCCTCACCAAATTGAACCAAAGTAAATCCACTGCTGCGAGAATTGACAAACAATGCATAATTACTGCGATTGTCATCTTGTCCCAACCATATGGGTTGTTCGTTGATTTCGTCTGAGGCCAACGTCTTAAACATGACATCAATGGGTCCACATAGTATGGGTTTAGTAGTGGCAACGAATCCCGGTGGCAAATTATTTTGAGCATGAGCCATAGTTAAACAAAATAACGATGCCACTATAAAAGATTTTGCTATCATGATATCTCCGTAGGTATTTATGATCGACCAGTTGACTCTAATCTTTGAAATAGAAAATTAATCGATTTAAGTCCAAAAAAAGTCACTAATACTGTTGCAATCATTTTGATCAATGTATGCCAACTAGTGGTTTCTGACAACTCCAACTCTAATACTCCCAACAATTGAATCTTACTGGGTATATTGGTATCTTCGACTCGAGGAGCTGGTGGTGTAGGAGCAGCAGGTGCGGGTTCCAAAGACCATAATGGTCGTGTCACAGTTTGATTGGGATCTTGTCTACGAGCTTGATTTTGTTGTAATTCGAGTAGTCGTTGTTCGATGACAGCACGTTCATGAATCTGTCTTTCATAATCGCGAACTTTATCTTGAAATTGATAAGCATCATTATAGATGTCTTGACGCAATTCACTGATTGAACCAGCAAGACCAATTCGATCATGATATTCTTGTAACCAAATTCCTGACACATACAGCATGGTCAATAATAACAAACCATTGATGAAATATTTTGAATATCGAATTTTTGAAATGTTCACAGTGATAATCTAGCCAGTCTGCACCAACATAAAATACGTATATACATCCAACCTATGTCAAATTCCCACCATTTTTGACTGAACTTGGGACTGGCTGGGTCTAAATGATGCGAATTATGAAGTTCCTCACCTCCTATGACAATACCCCATGGCACAATATTTCGGCTGTGGTCTCGAGTCTCTCCATTGCGATACCCCCAAAAATGTCCTAGCCCGTTGATGACACCAGCAGCTAGGAAAGGTATGCAAATCATTTGCAAACCCCAGACCAACAATCCCCACCATTGAAACAACAAAAGATCAATTATCAACATCAACAGTATACCTAACTTATGATGTGGTGTATAGAGTTTATTTTCTATCCAATCGTCGGGAGAACCCTGACCATAAGTTTTGACAAATTTAATGTCTTGAGCTGCAGTATTATACAGTTTCCAGCCACTGGTCAATAAATGCCAAATACCATAGATATGCGGACTGTGAGGGTCACCGGGTTGATCAGCACATTGATGATGTTTTCTGTGCACTGCGACCCATTGTTGAGTGGTCATACCGGTGGTCAACCATAACCAAAATCTCATGGCATGACTTAGCACTGAGTGAAACTCCACTGATCGATGTGTTTGGCTTCGATGTAGATATAGTGTAACACAAATGATTGTGATATGAGTTGCAATTAAAACAAATAAAAGTTCAATCATCAATCAACACCAACTGGTTTTGGCCTCTCCATAATATTCTCTGGCTAGACCATTGGCAATTAACCCATTACGTATACTTTGTCCATTGACCAAGATATCGCCCAACACTCGACCACCAAATTTGTCCCAACCATACAATACAACTTGAAATTGCTGTCCTTGTGCTACTAGTTGTCGAGTAAATTGTGTGGCCAATTCACCACGTTGTGCTTCACTGGGGCATTTGGCTCTATGGCCTTTTTCTGGTGTGTCTACTCCGAATATTCTCACTGCCAATCGTGGTTTCAATGGTGCAGGTAAAAACGGTGCAGCAATAACCACAGTGTCTCCGTCAGTCACTGACAATATTTGTGCAGGATATGTCACTCCTTGTGGCATTTTTTGTGCAAATACCGCAGTTGAAATTGTTAAAATTATTGTGGTAAGAATTGTTTTCATTGTTATTTCCTCAGACAATAAATTATTTAGTCAAAAAAAACAGGACTGGGTCCTGTTTTAAATTACAAAATCGTTGAGTTATTTTTTTGTTCCGGATATTTCTATAACTACTCGACGATTTTTTGCTCGACCTTGAGGTGTTTTATTATCTGCAATGGGTTCTCTTTCGCCACGACTGGAAGCCACAACTGTTTGTTTGACACCTTTACTGATCAAATAAGCTCTGACCGCATCTGCTCGACGTTGTCCCAATTTGATATTATAATCGTCACTGCCTACACTGTCGGTATGACCCACTACAATAATTGTTTCTCCACTGACAGAGCCAAGTTGAGCAACAAATTCATCAAGTCTGACTCGACCCTGAGGTTTGATTACACTTTTATCAAAATCAAAAAATGTATCGGTCTGCAGTGTGATTTTGGTGGGCATCACTACAGGTTTTGTCACAGGTGGTGATGGTGGTGGAGTAATAGGGGCAGTGACTTTGGGAGTAGGTGCTGGTACAGGTTGTGGTTTCGGTGCAAGATCTTTAATGCATTCTGGATTTGCAGTGGCGGGGGTCCACACACCATTTCGAATACATTCGCCCGACCCATCTCGAACAGCTCGTCCGTCATTGCTGATCCAATTATCTTTGGCATAAGTGGTATTAGAAACGATAATCAATGAAGTTAGAAAATAAAAAGTCAGTTTATTCATGAAATTCCTTTAAAAAATCAAGGGCACAATGTGCCCTTGGGTTATTGGATTACAAGGTCACCAACCCCGTGAAGTTCAAGCGGCTAGCTTGAGGTCTCCGAAAAATGCGTCATTAGCTGCATTTACTTTTTTGCTTCTCTTACGGAGAACGCCTATCGTGTAGATCCTATTTATACTTGTTGCCACGTCGAAACTGTGTCAGGCCCATCAGAAGCATACTAAATGTTCGGTACAATCCAACTCTTACACTCTTACGAGGTAGTATGCTTTTGGTGGACCTGCCGGGCACTGCCCCCGGGTCCGCAACACCTTTCTATCAAGGCATTAAACTACAATTCTGTTTTGAGGCATACTTTTTTTAAGTCTACCTCTACTAAACCCTTTCATGATATATTCTTGTTCCTTTCCTGTCAATATATAATGTTCTTCTTTGTTATTATTTACCCAAAGTTTTTTAGGTAAGTGTCCTTTTTTACCCCTAACCCAACCTTCTGGTATTGTTTCGTTTATTGTGATACGGCGAATTTCTTTAGTCAATATGTTAGAGATCCATATTCTACCAAACTGAGAGTTATTCTCTCCTTGACTATGTTTTATCTTCTTAAAGGTTTCTTTTTTCTTTGCAATTGCTTCCGGACTGTTTGCTTGTTGTCCCAGACTCTTCATTCTGTGTGATTCCCTTGTCCAAGCATATTGTTCTTGGAATTCCTTACTATAAAACGAATTGTTAGGATCTTGTGCCCGTTTCTTTCCGCCCTTGCTTGAGTTAGTTTTGTGCTTCTTAGTTCCGTTATAGTGGTCCCATCCTCCGGGGCCGCCCTTGTGCATGTTGTAAGTGTCTTTGCGTTTTACAAAGTCTTCTGTGACTATCTCTGCTTCTTTGTCGCTCATTTCTGTCATCGAAGAACAGAAATGTAAAACTTCTTTCTTAAAGTTCTTTTTTCCGTATTTCTTTATAGCGGCAGATATTTGTTTGCCAGAACCGTAATAGTCGTTGTCAAACGGATGTTTTGCGGATTTATGTTTTCCTACATAAATCTTTCCGTTGATTAAGTTTGTTATTTGATAGACATAATAATACATAAATGTATTTATGTCAGACGAAGGTTCGATTCGTAAAACAGGCTTAGTCGAACCCCTGTCTTGCTCGTCTTTCAACTTCCTTCATACAACCATAAAACTATTTATTGCTTAACTGGTCATAAGTTTTCATGAAAGTTTCCTTATAAATGATAATATTATAGACTGTTTGTATTAGACAAACAAGTGAGTTAGGGAGATTATGAACAAATTTTATGATTGATGTCAATGACATCAATCCCACACCGATTTAAAAAATCAATACCGTCGGTGTTTCGATAACTGTTTTTATAAAAAACAGATTTAATACCAGCTTGAAATATACCTTTGGCACATTCCAAACAAGGAGCATGAGTCACAAACATTGTGGCTTGATGACCCGACTCGGTACTACGGGCCAATTTCATCAAGGCATTCATTTCAGCATGTAAAACTTCGGGACGAGTTGTAAGACAATATCTGCCCTGCTGATCCTCCAATGGCCAGCGTTTTTGGATTTCTTCTGGTGATAGCCAACTACCCGCTGTTGAGTCCATATAATGTCGATCTTCACAATTATTATCCCAACCTGCCGGAGTTCCATTATAACCAATGCTGATAATTCTATCATCTCGAACCACAATAGCACCTACATGCAAACGACGAGCCGACGACAATTCAGCAAACGTCTCTGCTACCTTCATATAGGCTCGAATGAATTTATCTTTCATTGACAGGTCTCCATTCTACCCTGCCCAATTGATCAACCCGAGCAATACTTTCTAGTCGTTGTATTTCGATGTAGTCTTTACGTTCATTGACAATTCGGCCACCACGATTGATCAATAATTCCACTGTGTTTTTTGTGGAATCGTTGAGTGGTTGAAATTTTCTAAATTGCGTTTTCATATCAAATTCACTGTGGTTATTATAGTAATTTACCTTTGTAGTTAATGGTCGACATTTTTAAATATCATATGCGGAGCAATATTGTTGTCGAAAATTTGTGCCATTTGCCGCCAAAGATTTTCACGCTCATCTTTGGTTATACCAGCACTGAATTCGGAAAAAAATTCATTGCCCAGATCTTTGTCAAGACCATAGTCATGTCGCCATGTATAGCACATGTCGGTGATAATTTGTTCTCGTGTTTTCGATTTATGTTTTCCATATTTCGCTGAATCCCTCGTCTCTAGTGGGTGGTTCCATGACCAAATCAAATGCCATTTGTTCCACAA